CGGCGGAGTTCCTGAGCTTTCGAGACGAACATGGCGGAGTCTCCCCTCTGGTGAACCGTCAAGTGTGACGACTCACCGGGAAGCTCCGCCCCGGTGGTGGGTCACGCCCTCCCGCGCTGCTTGGCGCCTTGCCGGAACGTCCGCTCCGGTAGGTGGCCCGCCGCGACCGGCACAACGCGGTCGGGGGTGGGTTTAAGGTCTCAGAGATCGTGGCGCTGCAGTTGCAGCTGCCGATTGCGCGACTCCATCTGTACCACAGCGGCGTCGGGCTGTCCAGATCCGGGCGCCGGCGCTTGTGACGCGATCCAGGCCTGCATCGACCGCACGGCGACGTCCGTCTGCGGGTAGGCGGGGAAGGTGACGCCCGGGCTGACCTCGACGAGGGTGACTTTCAGGAGCGTGCGCACCCGTGTCCCATCCGGGGCCATGCCCCACTCGTCGGCATCGGTGAAGAATCCGAAGGAGCAGCCGGTCACGTCGCCCCGCTTGAGGCTCAGGAGGCGGTCCCGGAACCAGGTGGTCAAGGGAGGGCGGTTCTTGAACGCCAGGCCGACGTCGTCCTCCTTCAGCTCGAGCGTGTCCGCCTTGTTCCGCCCCAGGACCAGGTCGTTGTCGTGATTCCAGAGGGCCCGGATGTCGTGCACCGCGATCGACTCCTTGAAGGCGCCCGGGGCGATCTTCTCCCGGAAGCCTCCGAGGTCGTCGCTCAGCTGGTTGAAGACGGCGATGTGCCCCTCGAGCGTGGGTTCGTCGTCGCTGCCCGTGAGGCGCAGCTGCATCGGAAACCGCCGGAGCTCCAGCTCTCGCTTCATCGTCACGTCCTCCTCAATCGGCGACCAGGTCGCACTCGCAGTTGTGAGTTACAATCCCCGCCGCGAAGTACCATCCTCCCGCCGTGTGGAGATTGAAGACTTTTCCATGAAACGGATACCTCTCGACGTGGATCACCTTGTCGAGGAATACATCGCCGGCAAGAGCGAGCTCTCCCTTGCCAAGGCGCTCGGCGTCGATCGTGGGACCGTTCGAAAGCGTCTGCTCGAGTCCAGGGTTGCCATCCGAGGCCCGGCCGCGGCGCAGCTCCTCGTCTGGCGGCACCGCCCTGCGCGTGACAGGGCAGCCGTCTACATGGCCGCCCATCGCGCCGCGCGGGGTCGCCGGCGCAGCTTCGAGGAGCGCTGTCGAGCGGCCCTGACGCGCGAGGCGAGAGGCCGCAATATCTCTCAGACTGAGAAGGCCTTTGCCGCCTTGCTGCGCGAGCGTGGCCTGCCCTTCACGCAGCAGGAGGCGATCGGTCCGTACAATTGTGATTTCTCCTGCCCGCCCGTCGCCGTGGAATGCTTCGGCGGATCCTGGCACTGGCACGGGGAGCATCTCCGACGATTGCCCGAACGCACGCGCTACTTGCTCGATTCTGGCTGGCACCTCCTGGTGGTGACGGATTACGGAGGTGTGCCGCTGAGCAGCGCGACAGCTGACTACGTGGTCGCCCACGTCGAGCGTCTCCGCCGGCACCCAGCCGCTGTCCGTGAGTACCGGGTGATTCGGGGTGCAGGCGAGCTGCTTGCCGTTGGCAGTTCGCAGGACGAAGAGATCTCCATCGTACCAGCGTTCACTCGTGGCCGTGATGCCCTCGGCCGATACCATAACGTCCCCCGGAAGACAGTTCCCGTGTAGGGGGGGGTGGCCGATGTTGTCCGACGGGCGCAGCGGGCCGTCGGTCCCCTCTCCTCCGTCGACGCCCTGGCCGGCGTTGACGAAGTTCTCGCTGGTGCTGGACGTCCGTCCGTCCAGCGACTGGCAAAAGGGGCAGGCCCCGGCGTTCGCGACCCATCGCACGGCCTGCACGCCGGCGACGACGTAGAGCGTCTTCGCGGCCGCGGCCATGAACTGCACCGATTCGTTGAGCCCGATCTTCCCGGCGCGCTTGTCGCCCCACTCGTCGAGGCGCTGCTGCAGGGCGGCCACGACTTCCTCGTCGCCCTCGGCCTCCGCCTCGTCGATGACGGCCAGGAGCTGCAGGCGACCCTCCGAGGCCTCCCGCTTCCCGAACGATTGCGAGTAGTCCGCGGTGAAGCGCTCGAGCTCGGCGGGCATGTCCTCTGACGGGTCGTTCCCCAGCTCTTGGGCGACGGCGCCGTCGATGAGCCCGGCGTAGCTCTGCAGGACCGGCTCCATCCTCGAGGTCGCCCAGGCGCCGTGCGTGGAATAGAAGTCGTCGATCGCCTTCCGCAGGCTGGCGACGGCGCGCCGGCTGCGGCCGTCCTGGAACTGCTTCAGCTCCTTCTCGATCGCCCCGATTTCCCGGCGAACGATGGTACTGGCCCGGTCCTCGATGATGGGTCGCTGCGAGGCGCGGATCTTCCGGCGCAGCTTCAGTCCCTTGGCACGCAGCTCCGCCGGCGGGAGGGCCGCGCGCGCAGGCGGCAAGGCCGGCGCCGGCCGGGGTGCGGCGAGGCCGCGCGCCTCGAGCGCATGGAACACGGCGCGCACGACGCCGGCGACGACCTCCGAGTTCTCCATGTTGATCGGGGTCAGGTAGACGTCCCCCTTCGGCCCCAGGTCCGGCATGTTCTCGAACTCGCGGATGTCGTTCGCGGAGGCGGCGCCCCACTGGCGCAGCAGGGCGTAGAACTGCCCGCGCGTCTGAGTGTCCCCCCGCATGCGGCCCTGCAGCGAGAACTCGACGAAGAAGCGCTCCTGCTCCGCCTCGGTCAGGAGCTTCCGGTTCATCTCCTGCTCGAAGTTGACGAGCCAGGGGGTCAGGTCGTCGACCGTGTGCGACAGCGAGCTGTGCTCGAAGTTGGTGAAAGTCGCCCGGTCGAAGTCGTAGACGCGGTGCGGGTTGACACCGAAGAACCGGCAGATCTCGAGGACCGAGAATTTCTTGCTCTCGAGCCACTGGCCATCGTTGGGCTTGATGCCGATCTCCTTCCACTCCCAGCCCTTCGGGAACACCGCCGGGGTCAACCAGTTGTCGGGCCCGCCGACGCTCGCGTCCCACCCGGCGCGGACATTCTTTCGGGTCTCATCGTCGAGCTTCGTGTGCGGCGTCTGGATGACCCCGGGGATCCGGCCGCCCCGTCGGAAGAGCGTGGCCCCGTACTTCTGCAGCGACAATCCGGTGCCGATGGCCTCGCGCGCAGCGGAGAGGACGGACATCCCCTGGACGCCGTCGAACCCCAGCCCGGGGACGTGGAGGATTTCCGAGTTCTCCCAGGACTCGGGGGCGCCCGCGCCGAGCCGGATCTCGTAGAACAGGCTCCCGTCCTGGCGCACCTTCGGTTCGACGCGCGCCGCGGGGATGGGCCAGAGCTCGCGGATCCGGCCGCCCCGGTCCCGGCGGATTGCGGCATACCCGTTCCCCTGCAGGAGAGCGTTCGCCATCAGGACCCCGCGGAACGTGTACGAGCTGTGCCATGGATTCGGCTGCAGGTGCAATAGGCGATGCAGCGGGTGCTCGCTGGCGCGCCGGCGGCCCCGCGGCTGCTGCCGCTCGAGGACGAAGAGGGGCAGGGCGGCGACGTCGCCGCTCAGGACGCGGACGCATCGCCAGACGGCCGCGAGGCGCACGGAGTTGAGCTGCGTGACGGGCGTGCCCGAGTCCGAGGTGCCGCCGCCTCCGATATCGGAGAGGAACTGCTGCAGCTCCGCCAGCTTGATGTTCGGATTCTCGGGCGACAGGCGCTGACCGAGGGTGAGCGAGAACGCCGAGGCGATGCGGCCCATGTTCAGCCTCCCGCGACCGAGCCGCGCGATCCGATCAGGATGAGAGCCAAGCCGAGGACGATGGCGCCGGCGCCGATGTGAAAGATCGCGGCGCCAATGGAGACAGACGCGACGCCGAGGGAAACGATCACGTCGTCACTGAAGACGCGCCGGGCCCAAGAGGGCGGGGGGGCCGGCGCCTGGTCAGAGAGGCTCGATTCGTCCATCCTCGACCGCCCCGGTGCTGACCTGCGCCCGGGCAAGCGCCATCACCAGAGCCACGATACCATCAATCCTCTCCCTGGAACGCTTCTTGGAAGGCTTCCAGTTGTCGTAGGCGTCCTTGTCGAGCGTCACGTTGTCGGCGTTCCAGGCCAGGACGGGGTGCCCACCGTGCCGCAGCTGTCGGCGCCGGTAGAGGACGTCGAGGGCCTTCGTCGGCGCCGACATGGCCCCGAACCCCTGGCTCATCCGCACGACCGTGAACCCGTCCTCCTGTTCGAGCTCCGTAATCAGCTTGTGGGCGTTCCAGGCGTCGACGGCGATCTCCTGGATCAGGAACTCCCGCCCCATGTCGTTGATGAACTTCCGGATCGCTCCGTGGTCGACGGCGTCCCCCTCCGTCGCGAAGAGCGCACCCTCACGCTGCCAGACGTCGTACGAGACCCTGTCTTTCCTCGAGCGCTGGCGGATACCCTCCTCGGGGCACCAGAAGAAGGAGAGCGCGTCGTAGGCGGGGATCGGGTCCCCATACTCCCAGTCCTGGATCCGCTCGTCCTTTTTCCAGGCCTCGACGTCCGCCTCCGTCGGGTAGTCGGGCTCGCCCGGCCCGACGCTCGAGTCGAAGACGAACAGGAGCGCCGACAGGTCGGTCACCGTAGAGAGGTCCAGCGCCGCGTAGCACGGGCGTCCCGCAAGCGCCGCCCGCATCGCCTTGTAGTCGTCGGGACCGGCGCACTCGTTCCACCGCTCCAGGTCGATCCAGCGGACGGCCTGCTGGACCCATTCGTTGAGGTGCAGACGGCGGAAGGTGTTCTGAAACCCCGGCGACTCCTTGGCCTCCTTGTACTGCTGCTCCAGGTAATCGAGCTTGACCGAGATCCCAAGGTTCGGGTTGACCCGCCTCCAGACCTCCCGGTCCTCCCAGCTCTCGCCCTTGCGGATCCCGTACACAATCGGCAGGAAGGCGTCGTCCACGGCGGTCCCGTCGAGGATGGCCATCGCCTTGTCGTGCAGCTCGCCGCAGATCGTCTTCTTGTCGTAGCCCGCGGTGGTCATGGCGATCGTGACCGGCTGCCGGCGCGCGCCCAGGCCGGTGCGCATCGTGTCCCACATCTCGCGGTCGTCCTGGACGTGCAGCTCGTCGAAGAAGATCCCGTGCGGGTTGAGCCCGTGCTTCGAGGGAACGTCGGCCGACAGGACCTTGTAGGAGGACCCGGTCGCCGGGACGAAGAGGGTCCGCTTGTAGACCTCGGTGCGCGACGCCAGCGAGGGGCTCGCCTGGACCATCTGCTTCGCCTGCTCGAAGACGATGGCGGCCTGCTCCCGATCGGCGGCCAGACTGTAGACCTCCGCCCCCGGCTCGCCGTCGATGTAGAGGACGCACTCCGCGATCGCCGCGGCGAAGGTGCTCTTGCCGTTCTTCCGCGGGACCTCGAGGTAGACCGTGCGGTAGCGCCTCAGGCCGTCGCCGCGCCGCTTCCATCCGAACAGCTGTCGGACGATGTCCTTCTGCCAGGGCCGTAGGAGGAGCGGCTGTCCCGCCCATTCCCCTTTCGAATGGGTGAGGTAGCGCTCGATGAACTCGACCGCTCGGTCCGCGGCGTCGGCGTCGAAGTAGTAGAGATCGAGCTTCGGATCAGGCGGGCGACGGGCGGCGGCGCGGGCGCGTGGGGCGCGCCGGCGGGGGCGGCGGCGCCGGCCGCGGCCCGGCCGGTCCGAAGAACCGCGACTCGTCGTCTGCATCGCCTTCGGGTCCTTCGAAGGAGAGGTGCTTGCGCGCCAGCGGCGAGAAACCGAAGTCGTCGCCCAGCGCCTTGAGGATCTTCATGGCCCGCGCCTTGATGCGCACGGCCGGCCTCTCGTACTCGTAGCCCTTGTCTGAGGTGGCTGTTTGCCCCCCCCTCTTGATGTCATCGATCGCCCAGACGAAGTCCGCCCAGGCCTCGCAGTAGGCGGCGAATTTCTCCCGGTCGATGAACGCGAGGTTGTTCAGGCGCTCGAGCTCCGGCTCCAGCCGCCGCCACAGGACCTTCGCGGCGGGGCTCAGCTGCTTCGGGCAACGCGCTCCGGGCGCGGGTTTCAGGCCAGGCTCGGGGAGAGGACGCTTCCCGGGGTTGCCGCGCAGGAGGCGGAGGGTCGCCGGCTGCGGGGGCGGGCCGTTTCGCTTCACGACGTCGACCAGGCCGGCCCCGAGGCCTCGCCGGCGGGCCCGGCGGGCGTGCCCCGGCGCCCCCACCC